ATCAGCGGGCTGACGCCATCGGAGCGTTCGATAATCATCCAATGCAGTTTCAAAAATTCTATCATCGCGCTCTCACACGTTTGCTCCCATGCGCAAATACGTTGCCGAGATCGACACAAGCTCGACGGTAGGACGTACCTGCTGCTCCACGGTCACCTGCACAATCGGCGCATGCGAAAATCCTGTCTCGCCAATCGACACCCACATCGTATTTTTGATTGCCGGAATACTGGCACCGGGTTGGTCCCAAAGCGCGGTGTCCCACAGTCCCTGATCCCATACGTCAAGCGGTCCGGGATCTGGGCCGGGAGGCGGCGGCGGCGGGATCACGAACTGATAATCGACGGCTGCCGCGAGTTGCGGTTGGAACGGCTCGTGCGCTGAACTAAAAAACGCCGCCCGCGCCTGAAACCACGTGACCTGATTGGGCGGCGACTGAAACATCTCCCAGCCGCCAACCATCGTGCAGACGTAGCCGACGCCGTCGTCGGTACCGCTGCTCTCGGCCATCATGATCCTGCCGTCCTGCGTGCCGAAAAACAGCGAGCCGTGCAGTTGCATGAAGCACACCGCGTCCCAGCCGGTGTAGCGGCACCATGCCCCGGTCTGCACATTGCTGACGCCGACAGTAGAGGATTTAATGGGGAAGATACCGGCTACCGTTGAGCCTGCTCCGGGGAAACTGAAAATCAGCGCATTCCCCTCGCTCCACTTGGTTAGCATCGTCGGGTATGTTCTTTTGACGTTGCGTTCCAGCGTCCACAGGTTTTGGATGTTGTAGGTGATCGCGGCAAGCGACAGTTGCGACACGTCCTTGGACATCGTCGCCGTCAGCGGCACGATGCCGTCGATCGTGGAGATCATGATGTCTCCGCCAAGTTTCTGGTGACCATACTTGCTCAGTGGCTGCGAGATGTCGTAGCAGCCGTCCTGCTTCCAGTTGGTCGAGCTGGTCGGATCTGTGCCAGAGAAAATGGCGATCTCGCCCTGATCGCTGACGAAAATACACTTGTCGTCCATGCCGGAACCACTGTCCACGGACCAGCTGGCGCCAAAGAGCAGCGAGCCGCCGCGCTTCATCGCGCCGGACAGCGGAATAAAAACCAGCTCGCCGCCGACGGCGTGCACCGGCAAGCACCACGCATTCATGGTGCCGCCCTGCACGAAGAACAGACGGTTAGCGTGCTTCCAGACGTGGGTCAGGCCCTGACCATTCTGCACCATTGCCGGTGCCGTTGCCGGGGCAGTGATGAAACTCACATGGTCGGACGCATGCTCCAGCGACCACTGCGACGGCGTAGCGAGACGCGCGGCGGCAAACGTGCCGGTGCCGGGGCTGGTGTGGGCGCTCAGACATTTCCAGCGGGTATTGTCCGCCGTGTCGAGCGCACGATCGCCAACGACGTAAGCCGTACTGATGGCCCAGACCGCTGGCAAAGTCGTCGATAGATACGCCCACGATGAGCCGTTGAAGCGGCGCACATAGTCGCCCGCGTCGTTGACGATGATAAGGTAGTCCCCTCCGGTATTGGCAAGTTGCGCCGCGCTGTAGTTGCCGTTGGTCTGCGTGCCAAGACCCGTGACCTCAATAGGACTGTCGGAAAACGTCACGTCGAATAATCGTGTCGTAGTCGCCGCGAACATGCGCTGCACGGAGCCGCTGACGTACTCGAACCCGCTGCGCACGACCTCCACAGGATCTGGCAGCGTCAGCCACCGCTCGGTGCCGCCGCGCAGCCTGAGACCCTTCTGCGTCGGGAACCAGTTATCGAGGATCACCGCACCGCCCGGCTTGGTGTAGGCCCAGTTCTCGTTTTCGATGACGCCGCGAATGGGCGCAGGCAATGTTGTGGTGGCGTACTGGAGCGCCATCTCGCCGGGCACAGGCTGACGCCGGAATGCTGCGTGCCCGCTCATGGCGAGGCCTCGGCGCGGGAGGCGACACCAATCCACTGCGTGGTGTTTCCGTCATTGTAGCGGACGAACAGAAAACCGTTGTTGCTGTTCAGCCAGAGCGAATTGTCAGCGGCCCCTACCGGCGCCGTAGCCGAAACAAGAACGCCCATGGACGGACCGGCCACTCCTTGCGGCCCCTGCGGTCCCGGTATTCCTTGCGGACCCTGCGGTCCCGGCACCGTGCTGGCTGCGCCTGCCGGTCCCTGCGGTCCTGTAGCTCCCGTAGGCCCCGGTACCGTGCTGGCGGCGCCGGTTGGTCCTGCCGGTCCCTGTGGACCTGTGGCTCCCGGCGGACCCGGCACCATACTGGCGGCGCCTGTTGGTCCTGCTGGCCCCTGCGGTCCCTGCGGTCCCGGCACCGTGCTGGCGGCACCCGGCGGACCCGGCACCATGCTGTCGGCTCCAGCCGGTCCCTGTGGACCCGGAGGCCCGGAACTCCCCGGCGGCCCCGGCACCGTACTGGCCGGTCCTTGTGGACCCGTCGCCCCCGGCGGTCCCGGCACAATGCTGGCTGGTCCCGGTGGTCCTGCCGGTCCCGGCGGACCCTGCAGCGCGACGTTGTAGATGGCCCGTTCTGCTAGGAAGGCCATGGCGCAACCCCCGTATAAGCCGGGCTGCCGCGTATTCGACCGCTGCCGATAATGATCGGTGCCGGTTGATCGGTTCCCATCACCATCGTCAGTGCGTCGGAGTAGGTACCCATGTCTTCGGCGTAGGGCGATCCTTTGTTCGCCTTCCACTGCCAGATCATGCCAAGTTTCAGGATACGATCGCCCAGCAGGAACGTGTCGGTGTCGGTCATGAACGTGTCGCCGTAACCCCCGCTGCCAAGCGCAATGCAGTTCTTGTCGAGGTAGACAAACGTCGCGTTTTCTCCGATCGGCATGACCGGCGAAATAAGCATCTGCCCGCCCAGTATCGTCCACTCGCCCAAGCCGCTTATCCAGCCGCGCGCACGCCTGTTCAGCCACTCGTCGGCGTCCGCGATGAACAGCATCGGCGTCTGCGTGTTGGACGAACGCCAGACGTTTGACGTCAGCGACATGCGCTTGAAATTGGCAGGCATGTCGAACCTGTCCGTGCCGACAAGGACGCCAGTAGGATCTGGCGGCGGCGGCATGATGGCGCCGTCGCCGTTGAATGTCCCCACCAGCTTCAATCGCCCCCACTCGCGCGTGTCGTAGGCGATGCGTTGCGCCATCTCGTTGGCGAGCGACAGCAGCTCGGTCTGCGTGCGGGGCTGCACGGAAGGAGAGAACATCGACACTGGCGGATTGACGCCAACGGCAAGGCACACGTCCCGCACTACAGAGAGAAGGCTCATGCTGCTACAGTGCTCTTGTGATCCTGCGCCATGCGGATCAGTGTCTTGCGTGACGGGTGACCCTTCGGGGCAATGCCGGTAAGCGCGCGGACGTGCTCACGCAGCTGCGTGTCGGACATGCCGTCGTACTCGCCCGGCGGCTGCTGGTTCTTTGCAAGCAGCTTGTTGTCATCCTCAAGAACCTCGGCGCGAAGCCTGCTCGCCTCCAGCTCGGCCTCGAGCTTGGTGATCCTTGCCGTGTCGCTGCTGCTCTCCAGAAACTCGATGGTCTTGTTCTTGATCTCGCGGCCTCCGGGTCCGAGGTTCTTGAGTTCAGCACCATCAACGATCGCCATCGCCTCTGCGGTGTAGATGTTCATAGCGCGCAGCTCGGCACGCTTTCCCTCGGTCAGGAACGGCAGATAGTCGATCGGCGTCCCTGCCTTGGTCTGCTGCTGGCTCGCCTTGAACTGCTGGTACTGCTTGGAGAACCGCTCGGCGTATGTAACGGCGCGCTGCTCTCCGCTGACCGGGTCAACGTCCCAGTGCGAGCGGTCTGTCGCCGGATAGACGCCGTAGTCGCGCGAGCCGGGATGGCGGATCTCCACCAGCTCGACGTCGTCGAACATCGGTCGCCCGGCTTCAGCTGACTTGACGATGTTCTTGAAGGTGCCGTTGCGGAACACCGCAACCACCCCTTTGTCATTCGGAACCATTTTGTGTTTGCCCTTCCTGTTTGTTAAAAAGGCGGACGCCGGAAGACCCGGAAGGCATCTGGCTTCCCGGCATCCGCCCTCTCTCTTGAACCAGCCCGCGTCAACAGACCGGATCGCAAGCTCTGATTACGCGGCAGGATTACTGT